AAGCGGGGATGATTGCGGGATGGGCCGAAGGGGTCGCACGGCCCGGCGTCGTGTCCTACGGCGTAACATCGTTTGGCTATGACATGCGTGTTGCGGATGAGTGGGTGCGGTACGCTCCGTACTCACACGTCGACCCGCTGCGCATTGACGATGCGGTGAAACATTACGAGCACCAAGATTACACGCGAATCGGGCCCGGCGGTTTCGTGTTGTGTCGTTCCGTGGAATACTTCGACATTCCCGAGGACGTCTTCGGCATTGTCGTTGGCAAGTCAACGTACGCACGCTGCGGGCTCATCGTCAATTGCACACCGATGGAGCCCGGTTGGCGCGGTCAATTGACCATTGAATTGCACAACGCCACATCACACCACATCACCGTGCACGCCAATCAGGGCATCGCACAAGTGATGTTCTTTCGCGGTGAACGGCCTGCGATCACCTACGCAGACAAGCGCGGCAAGTACCAAGGGCAAACCGGCGTAACGTTGCCGAGGGTGACGCGATGATGTACCAATTTCGTGACGTCACGAAAATGGTCATGCAGCGTAGCACTTGACAACATACCGACAATGGAATCACACGAGGAGAATATCGTATGACTACCATTGCACCGATTCCAAACCCCACGGAACTTGGCATCCCCGGCGGAACATACACGGCTACGCAGACCTTCGTACAGGTAGACAAAGCGGGTCAGTGGTTCGCCACGTCGATGAGCAACTACGGTGTACCGTGGCCGCAATTCGGCATACATCTGTGGTATCGAAAGTCAGTCGCAGCAGAGTGGCAACTTATTCAGTTCTACAACGATGCGCACGGCAACATCACTTGCATCGGCAACGAATTGTATTTCATCGTCAACCGTAAGAACGGCACGTCGTTCATGAACAAGATTTCACGATGGCAGGGGCCGCGCTCATGACGTATGCGTACGATCTGCGACACTGGGCAACGGTGCAAGAATTTGATACGCATCTCCATCGCCACGACCCCATTGCAACCGCACCGTGGGCGCGTGGCGTTGTCTTGCATCACACATGGCGACCGTTGCCCAGTCAATGGAACGGCGCTATTACGATGAACGCCATGAGCGCACGGTACGAGGCGATGGGATGGCGAGGTGGCCCGCATCTGTTTCTCGTCATCGGCGGACGCAATCCGGAACTCGACGGTATTTGGCAGATGTGCCCATTGAACATACCCGGCATTCATTGTTCATCGTTGACCGGCAATAACTCCATGTGGGGCATCGAAGTGGTCGGCGAGTACGACACGAGGCCGTGGCCCGACGATGTGCACCGGCTCGTGCGCTCCACAACGTTGGCGTTGATGAATTGGCGCGGTATCGCAGTGAGTGCGGCGACGCTCAAAGGACACCGCGAATACCCAGCGGCGAAGAAGACGTGCCCGGGCTCCGCAATTAACCTCGACGCAGTGCGCTATGAATTCTTAGCATATCAACAGGGAAAAGTATGACCGAGTCAGTCGAAACAAAGTTAGCACGCATCGAAGAGAAGCAAGACATGATACTGCGACGACTCGAGAACGGCGATCTCAACTTCAAAGAGTTTGAAAAGCGCATCGCAACATTAGAGCGCCAATTCTACGCAGCCGCATTGGTTGGTTCGTTGCTTTGGGCGGTGTTCGTCATTTGGTTTCGTGGCCAAGTAGGAGGCTAAGACATGAAGCGCTGGTACAAATCAAAGACCGTGTGGATCAACGTGTTGTCATTGTTGGCAATGATTCTCGCCACGGTTATGGCATGGCCGGAACTCAACGAGATTGCACCGCAGATTGCCTACGCACTCGCCATCGTCAACGTATTGCTTCGCTTCGTAACGTCGGAGTCAGTGCGGTGACTGGGCCAAGAAAGCCAAAAGCGCAGGCCGTCGTCAAAGGCGAATCACAGCCTGCAATCATCACCAAGTTACAGCAGGCGGAAGTGTTGGAAGCCATCGAGCGTCTTGGTTTTATGACGGATGCCTGCAAGGTATGCAACATCAACCGACGCGACCTACTGCGAGCACGCGACGCCGACCCGGTGTTCGCTGCGAAGGTAGAAGAAGCAACCCGACGTGGTCGCGAGGTTCGTCAAGAGTTCCTTGAGTCCTTGGCGTACAGCATGGCACCAACAACGCCGGTCATGGTCATGTTTCTGCTCAAGAAGTTAGACCCGACCTACAGAGAATCCTACAATGTACACTCCACTACAGGCCCCAACGACTACGTCATCGACCTCACCGCTGACGATCCGACACCAATCACAGACGTCACCCCAAAGAGCGTTCTGGGCAAGTGACGCGCGGTTTCGTCTGTTCGTCGGTGGTCGTGGCAGCGGTAAGACACGAGCAGGCGCAGTAGAGGCACTGAGACAACCCAAGGGCTCCACGGGGCTCATCGTGGCACCTACGTACCCAATGCTGAAACTTGGCGCAATGGAGACAATCCTGCGCTTGGTAGCGAAGGCAGGCATTGCGACGTCGTGGAATAAGTCAGATATGGAACTTCGATTGCTCGGTGACCGTCGCATCATCTTTCGCAGTGCGGACAACCCCGACCGATTGCGTGGCGCCAATGCTGGTTGGCTATGGTTGGACGAAGTCGCCATGATGGACGCCGATATTTGGCCATTGAGCATTGCGACGTTGCGCGAGCAACCCGGGCGAGCGTGGATGTCAACGACGCCACGCGGCAAAGATTGGGTGTATCAACTCTTCGCAGGCACGCACCGCGACTATGCCACGATCCGAAGCAAGACGACGGACAATGTCTTCCTCGATGACACCTTTGTCGAGACGTTGAAAGAGTCGATGACGTCCGAGATGTACCGGCAAGAAGTCGAGGGCGATTTCATCGACCCGGTCGGCGCAATGTTCCAGCGCCATTGGCTGAAGACGACCGACGTACGACCGCACGGCGCGAAGTGGTTCCGCTATTGGGACTTGGCTTCAAGCGTCAAGCAAAGCGCAGACTATACCGCGTCCGTCCGTGTGTGTTTGCACGACGGCGTTTTCTATATTGCCGACGGTATCAAAGTGAAAGCGGAGTGGCCCGATGTACGACGCATCATGGTGGACACGATGCGACGTGAGACGGACACGACGCACGGCATCGAGAAAGCACAGCACGGACTCGCAGCAACCCAAGAGTTGCGACGCATCCCGGAGATTGCCGACGTATCGTTCAAAGGTATCGACGTCAAGGGCGATAAAGTCCAACGCGCAATGCCTTGGGCCGCCAGAGCCGAAGCCGGAGCCGTGGTCGTGGTGAACGGTGCATGGGTGCGAGACTTTCTCGATGAGGTCGTCGCCTTCCCCAGCGCACCGCATGACGACTACGTAGACGCGGCCAGCGGTGCGGTCGCAATGATATCGAAGCCACGCGTAGAATGGAGTTTTGCATGACCATGAATAACCCGGCTTGGCTGGGTCAATTGTTGCGCAACGGAACAATCAAGACGGCTGACGTCGGCTATGCGCACGTCGCACCGTTGTACCGTGCGGTGGAACTGCGAGCCGATGCGATCAGCTCAGTGCCGTATCGCTTACTGCGGAACGGCGTTGAAGTAGAGTGGCCGTGGAAAAAGAACTTCTCTCGGCTCTTGGCAGCGACGGAGCGCAGCCTTCTTGTGTGCGGAGCGGCGTATTGGGTGCGCATCGTCAAGGGGCGAACGTTGGTCGGCTTCGAAGCGCTCAACCCGACCACGGTGAATTACCGCTACGATCCGAACATGGGCACGCTTGAAAATCCGTACCTCGGTTTGTCGTTTAACCAAGTCATCGGCGGCAAGATGTACGGACCATGGACGCTCGAAGAGATTGTCTACTTCCGTGAGAACTCATTCACTGACGACGTCGGCCCGGGCTTGGCGCCTGCGCAGGTGGCTATGCAGAACGCGCAGTTATCCTACAATCTCGACCGCTTCACTTCGATGTTCTTTGAAGGTGGCGCGCAACCGGTGACGGTGATGAACCTCCCCGACTCGATGGATGATTCAGAGTTTAAGCGGATGGGCGCTGAGATTAACCAACGCGGAAGCGGTGTGTTGAACGCGTTCAAATGGATATTTGTCCGAGCGCAAGAGTTGAAGGTACAGAAGATTACACCCGACATCAATACGTTGATGATGCCGGAGTTAGCAGAGCGCACGCTCAAACAAATCGCCATGACCATGGGGGTACCGCTGACCATGCTTGAAGCATCGGCGGCCAACTACGCGACGGCAGATAGTGACCGTCAATCGTTTTGGCGTGAAACTGTGATACCTCGATTGCCGAAGTTGGCCGACGTTTTGAACGAGCAACTACTCGGGCCGTTGAAGTATGAAATTCAGTTCATGCCGGAGCAACTCGACGTGATGCAAGCGGACGAAGCACAGCGTGCAGGCTCTTTGCTTCAACTGACGCAAGCGGGCGTACCGCTTCGGGCGGCGATGCAGATACTTGGCTATGACAACATTGCTGACATCGTCCTTCCCGGCGATTTAGCAGCACCAGAGTCTACGCCAGTCGAAGCGCCAACGGAGGAAGGCACCGCGGCACCGTCGGACATGGCAAACACGTCCAAGGCAATCGCCAACGAGTGGGCGCTACTCTCAAAAAAAATCGAGCGCAGGATTAAGAGCGGACGAGACCCAAAGACCTCGTTTGATTCTGCGCTGATTCCCGCTGACCACGTCGATGCCGTAATGGAGCGATGCTACAAAGGCATGACGGTGGACGACGTGCACAACGTCATTCACGCGGTCAAGGCACCAGTGGACGATATGACACCGGACGAACTGCGCATCTATAACCGCATCATCAAAGAAATGCGCAAGAAGGGCGAAGAGTGGGCCCGAGACATCGTCAACGAGCGCGATCCGTCGACATCGTTGCGTGACGTCATCAAACCGGTCTTAGATTCGGAACTGGGCACGACCATGGGCAAGCGCATCGACCGGCTCGGCACACAGTTCAACATTCCAATGGACACTGGCGAGCAGTCGCGGTATATCCAAGATTGGTTGCTTGACTACACACCGAAGACTACCAAGTTAATTGATGACACGACGGCGAACCGCATCAAGCCAATCATTGAGATGTTCCGCACAACCCCGGGGATGACCATACAGGACGTCACCGCAGCCGTGTTGCCACTGAGCGACCCGGTGCGGGCCAAGATGATAGCCATCACCGAGACGACGCGGGCAGCGTCGCAAGCAACGACCTCATACAAAGATTACTTGGCAGAGCGTGGCGTCAACATGGTACGCGTATGGAACACCGACGCGGATGAGTTGGTTTGCGCAATCTGCACAGGCAAAATCTACGGTGTTCAGTTGAACGGGCTCACCGAAGACAAGTGGCCTGCTGAAGTTGCAGCGGGTCCACCTGCCCACGTCAATTGTCGCTGTGACACGTCGCTGCGGTTGGTGCGCTGATGGCGAACAGTATCACCGTGGAAATCCTTGGCCGCATCGGCGAGGCGCAGATTGGCGAGATGATACGCACCGTCACGCTGGGCTATGCGGTGTTAGTGCAAGGCCAGTTAAACGAAGACAAGCCACCGCCACCGGCACCGGGCTCTATGAAGTTTAAGTCAGAGAAGCAACGGCGCTTTGTCATGGCGAACTATCGACGCGGTGCAATCACGGTACCGTACAAACGCGGTACCGGGTCAACGCTGAAGGGGAGCGAAGCGCTAAATCGCTCATACCGCGTCGATTTGCAAGGCGATGAGGCGGTGCTACAAAGTGCGGCGTCGTACGCTCCGTACGTCGTGGGAGACCAGCAGGCGGAGATTCACAAAGGACGATGGAACACCGCAGGCAACGCTGCGGAGACCATACACAGAAACGGCGATCTGTCGGCGCTCGTCGCGCAAGCAATGGAGAAACTTTGATGGCCGACACATTCATTGCACCGCAGGCAGTCGCAGACAATGCACAGCGTGCGCTTGATGTGCGTGCGGAGAAGCCACCGAGTCAGCGCGGTATGACTCCGGTGGGCTTAGCGCGTGCGAACCAACTGGCCAACCGTGAGCCGGTCAGTTTCGAGACGGTGCGGCGCATGGTTGCATACTTCGACCGTCATGAGAGTGACAAAGAGGGTGCGACGTGGTCAGAGCAAGGCAAAGGTTGGCAGGCTTGGTACGGTTGGGGCGGCGATGAAGGGCGCGCGTGGGCGCGTCGTATTGTAGAGGAGAACAGCATGAGCACCAAGGCATCACGACGGCATTCCGAGAGCGATATGGAAGCGCTCCGCATGGCGGCGTACCACAACAAGCAAACCATGAAGGCACTGCGCACCGTTGGCTACGACGGGATGAAACCGAAGAGCGCCACCAAGGCAATTGACGAATCAACCATCCTGAACGAGCGTCAGGTGGTGATGTACGACATGTACGAGAGCATCGTGGAAGAGTACGGAGTCTTTGACAAGGGCATCGGCGCCAACGGTGCGCACTACATCGGCGCAGAAGGCAACCCATTCAAGGCCGAGGGCATGGCGTGCAAAAACTGCGTGTTCTACCTCGCCAATCGGTGCGAGATCGTCGATGGCGACATCGAAGAAGACGCACTGTGCAAACTGTGGATTATTCCCGAGTCCGCTTTGATGGTCGAGGCACCAGTCGAAGAGGAAGCCGAAGACATGGCCGAAGAAATGGCCGAAGAGATGGCAGAAGAAGCCGTCGCAGAGGTCGAAGAGCCGGTCGAAGAAGTTGCATCAATGCACGAGATGGACGACGAAGACAAAGCACTTGACAAGACCGCGACAATGAACGCAGAAGCAACAAAGCGCTTCGCACGTCGATTGCTGGGGGTCAAATGAAGTCAACATCACACGCAATCAAAGCCGTCGCACCGTTCACCCTGAAGGGTACCGGTGTTGTCTACGGTGGCGAAGATTTGACCGGTGACCGATTCAGCAAAGACACCGACTTCGGCGGTACGCGTCCCTTCGTTGGGATGCCGGTGTACTACGACCACGCACTCGGTGGCATCAAGTCACAGATTGGCACGGTCAAAGTATGGACGCCGACCGACACCGGTATCGACGTGCAAATCGAACTTGACCGCAGGCACAAGTACGCAGCCGACGTCATGAAGTTGGCGGAGCAAGGCGCTCTCGGTCTCAGTACCGGCGCATTGCCTCACCTCGTTGAACGCGTCGACGGCGAAATCAAGCGCTGGGTCGTCGGTGAAATCTCATTGACGCCAACCCCAGCGGAGCCTCGCACCACAACCGAAGTCTCGACCAAGGGAACCACTGTGCGCACTGCGGCAGCGAACACCGGTCATGACGATATCAAAACCGCAGTATCTACAGAGGAAACAGAACACACCATGGACAACATCAAAGACG